AGTTTTAGACCAGATGGGTATGCCTGCTATGGGGCAGGATGGTATGCCTGCGGTGTACGGCATCCACAACATCACGGTCAAGAAGAAGATGAAGTCTGGTCGCGTTCAGATTGAGAACGTACCACCAGAGGAGTTCATTATCAGCAAGAAGGCGCGCAAGATGGCTGACGCGCCATTCGTTGCCCACCGCCGCATTATTAGCCGTGGTGACTTGATTGCTATGGGCTTCGATAGGGATGTAGTTGAGGGCTTGCCCTTGGGTGACACCTTGACCTACAACCCAGAGCGCGTTATCCGCTATCAGCAAAGTGAGCAGCCAGAGGACACACAAAGCCTTGACCCTGCAATGCAGGACATCGAGGTCTATGAGTGCTATATCCGCGCTGACATGGACGGTGACGGCATCGCTGAGTTGCGCCAAGTGTTCTACGCTGGTAACGAGATTCTGAGCGAGGAAGAAACGGATTATGTGCCGTTCTACTCAATCTGCCCGATTCCAATCCCGCACAAGTTCTTTGGTCAATCATTCGCTGACCGTACAAACGACATTCAGCTAATCAAGACTACAATCCTGCGTCAGATGCTGGACAACCTGTATTTGACCAACAACGCCCGAGTGGTGGCTGTTGAGGGTCAGGTTAACTTAGATGACTTGCTGACTAGCACTGCTGGTGGCGTTATCCGAGCCAAGTCTCAGGGCGCTGTGCAACAGTTGAACGTGCAGTCTATTGCGGCTCAGTCATTCCCAATGCTGGAATACTTAGACCAGACCGCAAGCAAGCGAACAGGCGTTTCTGATGCTTCTCAGGGCTTAGACCCATCAATCCTGCAAAACGTTACGGCAGCGGCAGTTGCTTCTATGCAACAAGCTGGGGCTGGCAAGATTGAGATGGTAGCGCGTATCTTTGCTGAGACAGGCGTTAAAGACCTGTTCAAGGGCATTATGCACTTGGTCACAAAGTACCAGAACAAGGACCGCATCATTCGTTTACGCAACGAATACATCTCGATTGACCCACGCACATGGTCAACTCAATACGATGTATCTGTGAACGTAGGTTTGGGCGCTGGCAACCGCCAAGAGCAGATGGCTATGCTTGGCATGATTGTGCAGAAGCAAGAGCAATTGTTGGGTGCATTTGGCATGGCTAACCCCTACGTCAGCCCGGCACAGTATCGCAACACATTGGGTCGCATGGTTGAGGCGGCTGGCTTTAAGGACTCTGCTGAGTTCTATAAGGCAATTCCTCCAGAGGTTGACCAGCAGTTGCAGAACCCACCTCCACAAGAGCAACAAGCTGACCCAGCTATGCAAATGGCTATGTCTAAGATGCAGGCTGACATTCAAGCCTCACAAGCTAAAGCACAAGCTGATTTGCAGACTCAACAAGCCAAGGCTCAAGCTGACATCCAACTGGCACGCGAGAAGGCTGCGGCTGATTTGCAACTCCAGCGTGAGAAGTTTGCCGCACAGATGGACTTTGACCGTCAGAAGCTAGTGGCTGAACTCCAGATGAAACAGCAGGAGTTTGAGGTTGAGGCGCAGATTAAGGCTTCAAAGGTCGCCGCTGGCATTACTAGCAACGTTGAGATTCCGGGCTAAAACTATGGCAGATAACTTTGCATCATATTTTCCTGTAACAGTCACAGGCGGCACGACCAACCCAATGGTGGGTGCTGATGTGGTGCAAGGTCCGAATCCGCAAGCATTAGGGTTAGACCCTATATTGGCGGCAATCCAGTCGCAATATACTCCTCAGACATTCACACATTCTGGAGGTAGCTATGGGGCTGGACGATTTATTGACGATACTTTTGGCACTGGTGGAAGTGGCACGCCTGTAACAGCGCCTAGCTGGTTTACACCCGGCGAGTTTGACATCAATGCTTATTCAAGCAACCTACCTACTGAGGTTGCTGAACAGGTTGCCACAGGCTCTGTGTATGGCGGTGACAGCCCAACATCAAATTTGGGTACATACGACCCCAATGACCCTTATGCGTCTTGGAACGCATTGCAGATTCCCCGAATTGGTCAAAACTTAATTGGCTCACTTATCCCCGGCGCTGGCTTGGCGATTGGCGCGGCACAAGGCTATCAAAACGCTCAGTTAGCCAATGCCATGCAGACTGGTGTTGGCGCTTATGGCGGCGAGCCTAATATGGGCGCTAGTTCCTTGAAGTCCACACTTCTTGGAGCCATTGGGCAACAAGAGCAAGGCGTTGAAAATGCAAGGGCGTTGTCTAGCCAGTTCAGTAGCCCAGAATCAATGTACGGCTATTTTGATGCGGCACAAGACCCAGCCACAAACCCTGTCGCTGCGATTAGCCAAGGTCTATTGGCAAATGCTGGCAATCAATCCACACTAACACCTGACCAAGTTGGTGTCATCGGTCAAGCCGTTGGTGCGGCAATAAACGATTACGTTTCTCAAGGCATGACCTTGGACCAAGCGACCAATGCGGCATCGCTTGATTTTGGGGTTGTACCAACGACAATTGCGCCTAGTGCTACCCAGTCATGGTCGCCTGCGGCAAGTAACGATGCGTTTATGGCGGCTATTGGTCAACCAACATCTCCTGTCGGCGACCCAATTGCGGCAATGAATGAGCTTGAGGGGTGGACAAACACAGCCCCATCAACACCTGTTGTTGGCACATCAGACAACGGCGGCATGGGTACACCAACATCACAAACTGGCGGTATTGTGACTAGCGGTGATGGCTCCTTTGTCCGAAGTGGCGATGGCTCAGTGGTTACATGGGGCGACTATACTGCGCCAAGCGTAGCCCCTGCTGGGAATAACCCAGACGAAGCCGACTCAAGTGACAGCGGCGGCGGCGGTGGCGGCTCAAGCAAGATTGTCTGTACCGCAATGAACCAATCATATGGTTTTGGCTCATACCGAAATGCCATTTGGTTGAAGTACAGCGCAGACAAGATGACTAAAGCCCATGAAGCTGGCTATCACGCTATTTTCTTGCCTTTGGTTGACTTGGCATATAAGCGCAACAATAAACCAGTTCGCATTGCTTTGGAGCATATCGCACGCCACCGTACAGCAGACTTGAGGGCTGAGATGCGTGGCTCTAAGCGGGACACATTGGGTCGTGCATATCGCTTTGTATTAGAGCCTCTGTGCTACATTGTTGGAAAGATTAAAGGGTATTGATGACCAAAAGTGAACGCGCCCAGTTATTACTGGAAGATGGGTTTTTTACAGAAGTCATCAATGATTTGAAAAACGCAAAGATTAGTGACATAATTAGCACTAATGATGACGATGTAGAGGCAAGGGAACGTGCTTACACCGTTATCAAGACTCTGGACTTAATCATGGGTCACATTGAAAGCCTAGCGGCTGACTCAAAGATTAAAGAAAAGAAGTGGAAGATTTTGTGACCATTTGGGTTGCAACCGCTAACAGACGGATTCTGTTGAAAACTGGACTGACTTATGGACGACACCAACCCTAGCGGGAGTGAACCATTAAATGTAAATTCTGCGGCATCTGCCTTTCTTGGGCTAATGGGTGACGACAGCGGAGCCGATGAGCGCCAACCTGCTGAAGAACCTGTGGACGAGAATGACGATGTTGTCGAAGCATCTGATGAAGACTCAGAGGTGGAATACACCGAAGAATCTGATGATGATGTGGAAGAAGCTGATGATGCTGAACCTGAACCTAAAAAGTTCAAGGTGAAAGCGGCTGGCGAGGAGGTAGAGGTTGACCTCGATGAACTCATTAGCGGCTACCAGCGTAGCAAGGATTACACTCAGAAGTCACAAGCACTAGCAGAGCAGCGCAAGGAAATTGAAGCCGAACGCGCTAAAGTGGCAGAAGTGCAACGAGAGCGTGAGGTCTATGCCCAACGCCTACAAGCAATTGACCAGTTCCTTGGTCAGCAAATGGGCAATGAGGTTGACCTAGCAACTCTAAAGGAAACAGACCCAATCGGCTATGCCGTGAAGGTTGCCGAGCGAACTGAACTTGAGAAGCGCCGCGCAGTAATTAACGCAGAGCAGCAACGCCTTGCCGAAAAGCAACAAGCCGAGCGTGATGCCCAATTACAGACGCACCTGCAACAAGAGGCTCAGTTAATGACGCAGGCTATCCCAGAGTTAGCGGGAGAGAATGGAAATAGCATTAAGAAAGAGATTATGTCTTATGCCAAGTCCATTGGATTCCGCGACCAAGAGTTGAGTGCGATTTATGACCACCGCGCCGTGTTGAGTTTGTATAAGGCGATGAAGTACGATGCTTTACAGAAGTCTAAGCCTGAAGCACTAAAGAAAGTGCAGTCAGCACCCAAGACCATGAAGGCAGGTTCCTCAAACCCTCCTACCAAGTCATCACAAGATAAAAAAGTGATGCAGAAGTTGCGTCAAACGGGCAAAGTCCGTGATGCGGCAACTGCTTTTGAACGATTCTTGTAATTTTTTGGAGTATCAAAAATGGCTACCTATCAAACATATACCGCTATTGGTCAGCGTGAAGACCTGTCAGACATCATCTATAACATCAGCCCCACAGACACGCCTTTCATGTCTTCCATTGGCAAGACTAAGGCAACCGCTGTGTACCACGAATGGCAAGTTGACTCATTGGCTGCTGCCTCTTTGAGCAACGCCGCTGTTGAAGGTGCTGACGCTTCTTCAGCTACTATGGGTGTTACTACCCGCGCTGGCAACCGTACCCAGATTTTCCAGAAGACCGTGCAAATCGCTGGTACTTTGGAAGCTGTGGACAAGGCAGGTCGTAAGTCTGAAAAGGCTTACCAGTTGGCTAAAGCCTCTAGCGAAGTCAAGCGCGACATGGAATTGACCCTGTTGAGCAACCAAGTTGCTGCTGCTGGTAACAGTTCTACTGCACGCACTCTGGGTGGTCTGCAAGCATGGCTGGCAACCAACGGTGATTTCGGTACTGACGGCGTGGCTGGTGCTTCTGGTACTACTGCCCGTACAGACGGTACTGACCGCACTTTCACGGAAGCTATCCTGAAGACTGTTGTCAAGGAAGTCTACACCGCTGGCGGCAACCCCAAGGTGCTGATGGTCAACCCTGCACACAAGCAGACCGTTTCAGCCTTTGCTGGTATCGCCGCACAGCGTTACATGGCTCCTAGCAACGAAGCAACGACCATCATCGGCGCGGCTGACGTTTACTTGAGCGATTTCGGCACGATGTCTGTCGTTCCTAACCGCTTTATGAACGCCACCAACGCCTGTGACGAGACTGCTTTCGTTATCGACCCTGATATGTTGGCAATTGCTTACCTCCGTCCTTTCGCTACCAACGAGTTGGCAAAGACTGGTGACTCTGAGAAGACTCAACTGATTTGCGAAGCTACTTTGGAAGTCAAGAACGAAGCCGCTCACGGTGTTATCGCTGACTTGTCATAAGCTAGTGCGATAAGAAGGAAGCCTCAGATTAAAAGTCTGGGGCTTTTTTCTTTATTCAAATACGGCTAAAATGTCAATATGGAAAATACTGAGTTTCGCAAAACAGTTGCGCACGCTGACGGCGATGGTGGTGTTGTATATGAAACACGCCAAGACGTAAGCGGAATCATTGAGCAAAACCGCAAGGAGTTCAATCAATACGATGAACGTTCTAAGTGGTCTGATGACTTATATGGCAACAAGGTGGCGTCAATTCCTTTGACCGTTATTGATGACTTGAATAAGCAGGGCATCATGCGTGGCTTTCATGTGCTGGATGAGAAGAAGTTTCGCTCTTGGCTAAATCATCCTGACAATCGTTTCTTCCGCACTAGACCGGGGAATATATGAGTTTAAGTACATATTCAGACCTTAAGACATCGGTCGCCAACTATCTGGCTCGGACTGACTTAACAGACCAAATACCAGACTTTATTGGTCTTGCAGAGCGCCGTATGCGCCGCGAGGTGCGTATTCGTCAAATGCTTGTATCTGCAACATTGACGGCAACTGCTGGAAACAACAAGGTTACTTTGCCGACTGACTTTCTTGAGGCGCGTGACTTTGTGGTGGTTGGTAATCCAACTCAGCCATTGAACTACGTTTCCCCATCAGCATTGTCTCGCAACGCTGTAAGTTCAACGTCAGGCAAACCTACTGAGTACACCATTCTTGCAGAGCAGTTCCAACTGTCTCCAGCCCCAGATTTTGCTTATTCATTGAATTTGTTGTATTACGCTGCGCCTGATTTTCTAGGTGACAGCAATGCCTCAAATGAGTTTTTGGTCAACGTCCCAGATATGTTGCTATACGCCTCATTGCTGGAAGCGGAGCCATACATTATGAATGACGCTAGGTTGCAGACATGGGTTGCCATGTATGAGCGTGCATCTGCTTCTGTTGATAAGTCAAACGAGACTGGTCAATACTCTGGTGTACCGCTTTCAATCAAGGCAATTTAAGAGAGTAAAGCATGGCAACACAACGTATTCCATTTGGTGAGTGGCTACCTGACCAGCCGGGTCTATCTAATGCGCTTACTGAGGCGCGTAACGTTGTGCCTCAATCTATTGGCTACGGTCCATTGCCTTTGCCAGTAAAGATTGCCTCAAACGCTGGTGAGATTTTGTACACCCTGCACACAGCAACAGAGTCAAATGGCGATAACGTATTGTTTGCCGCTGGCTTGCAGAACGTTTATTCCATCTCCCCAATTGGCAACTCCACAAACGTCTCTGGTACAACTTACAGCACACCTGCTGGTGACAGGAGTAGGTTTGTGCAGTTTGGCTCAAACACCATATTTACCAACAATGCTGACAAGTTGCAATATTTTGATGTAAACACATCCACGGCTTTTGCTGACTTGGCGGCTGACGCTCCTGTTGCGAAGTACATCACGGTTGTGCGTGATTTCGTGGTTGTGGCTAACACCTTGGAGTCAGGCACTCGCTACCCAACTCGGGTTCGTTGGTCAGGCATCAATGATGAGACTGAGTGGACATACTCACAAACCACACAAGCGGATTATCAAGACATTCCTGATGGCGGCAATATCGTAGCCATACGAGGTGGTGAGTTTGGTTTGGTGTTGATGGACAAAGCAATTTACCGTATGTCTTACATCGGCACACCGTTTATCTTTCAATTTGACAACATCAGTCGAGGCACAGGCTGCTATAACGAAAACTCAGTTGCCCAATATCAAGGTATTACATTCTTCTTGAGTGATGATGGTTTTTATATGTGCGATGGGCAAACTGTTAAGCCTATCGGCTCAGAAAAGGTTGACCGATACTTCTTTGACACACTTGAGTTGTCTGAGATTGGAACCATGTCAGCATCCGTTGACTCTGTGCGTAAGTTGGTGGTTTGGAATTACCCAACGTCAGGCAACCTTAGAAAGCTGTTGATTTACAACTTCAAGACTAGCCGCTGGTCTAACGCCGATGCTGTGGTTGATTACGTCTCTGACGCCTCAACTGGTGACATTACCTTAGAGGACTTGGATTCAATTTCTGGCTCATTAGATGCGCTTACACAGTCACTTGACTCATCAGCGTTCATTGGTGGTCAGCATTTCCTTGGTGGCGTAAAGGGTCAAGACGTTTATGCGTTTACAGGGTTGCCACGACAGGGTGTTCTTGAGACTGGCGATATTGATATTGGCGCTAACTCTGTGGTGACATTGGCTCGACCACAAGTAGACGGTGGCTCTGCTTCTGTGGCAATCTCATCACGGCAACGGTTAGACACAGTTTTGGATTTCTCAACTGATGTCGCGGCTAGTGCAGAGAACCGTGTTTCTTTGCGTAGTTCTGGTAGATACCATAGGTTGCGAGTCAATCCTACTGGTGACAACTGGACAACTGCGGTTGCGGTTGACATTGAAATCACACCCCAAGGCGGTCGCTAATGTTTCGTACAGTCCCGGTATTTGGTGCTGACCAGCGCGTAGTTGCGGAGGTTTTGCGTGGAGCCATGAACGGCAAAACGAACAACCACGGAACTATAACGTTAGCAACGGGTAATGCGACCACTACAACGCTCTATGACGAGCGTATTAGCCCAGACAGTAAGATTATCCTAATCCCATTCTCTGACGCCGCAGAAGCCGATTCAGCGCCTTATGGAGCGTTTTCAAACAATAACGGGCAAACAGCTACAAGCACAGGGACCACAGACGTTGTTGAATTTGACACAACTGAGCAATCTAATGGGGTGTATCTGTCAAACACCACAAGAATTAACGTCCGCAATGCTGGTATATACAACCTGCAATACTCCCTGCAATTGAAGAACTCAAACAACGATTCTGAGTATGCAGACGTTTGGTTTCGCAAAAATGGCGTGGATGTGGTTAATTCAGCAAGTCGATTTGGTCTGCCAGCTAGGAAGTCAACGGGCGACCCTAGCCACCTGATTGGGGCAATGAATATCTTTTTGGACTTGGCGGCAAATGATTACATTGAGCTTGCTGGCTCTGTAAGCAATACGACCGTGGAGTTGGAGTATTTGGCGGCTGATGTAAGCATCCCAAGACCAGCCATCCCTGCTGTGATTTTTACGGTCAATTATGTCGCGCCAATGGCGTATTCCAATGTGTATGTAAGCGCCCAAGCTAAAGGCTCGGCGACTATATCGCATTATGCCAATAGCACGGCAGATAAAACCTATGCCTACGTTATTGTGGGTTAGTAAAATGATTGATATAATGACTCATAGGACGACCGCCTACGAGTCCATTCTTGAAAGGAACTGACTATGGCAGTCGATTACCAAACCGTTACAACTACATCAGAACCAAGTGCGGTTTTTAAGCCGTATTTGCAATATGGACTGAGTGAAGCCCAACGCTTATATCAAGCAGGCGGTACACCAGTTGTAGGACCATCAACCACCACACAACAAGCTATGCAAGCGGCGCAGACTCGCGCCATGCAAGGCTCACCCCTACTTGGTGCGGCGCAGACTCAACAATTGGGTACGGTGCAGGGTGATTACCTATCAGGCAATCCATTCTTCCAAGGTGCTTTCCAACCAGCAGCACAGCAAGCTACTAGCGCATTTAATCAAGCTATTGGTAACATTGGCTCACAGGCTTCACGCGCTGGTCGCTACGGCTCTGGTGCAATGGGTGACTTGCAATCACAAGCGGCTGGTCAATTGGCGCAAAGCCTGACGAACACTGCTGGGCAGTTGGCATATCAGAACTATGCCCAAGAGCGTGCGCGTCAAGAGGCGGCGGCTACGGGTGCGCCCCAAATGGCGGCGGCTGACTATGGTGACATCAGCAAGTTGCTGGGTGTTGGTCAACTAGGTGAGCAGTATCAACAAGCGGCTTACGCCCAACCACAGCAGGCTTTGTCTAGCTTTTTGACAGGTATCCGAGGTCTGCCAATGGGCACATCTGGAACGTCAACAACGCCTCAATATTACGACCCAACTGCAAACACCATTAGTAACATTGCAGGCGCAGCAGGCGCGGCAAAAGCTGTTTGGGATTTAGGCGGCGCTTTTGATTGGTGGTAAATTATGGCTATTAGTGACATCATGGGTTTATTGGGTCGCGCTGGTGAGTCCATCGGCGGCGGCACTCCTAGCATCTATGGCGGCTTGCTGTCAGAGGATGAGTTGCGTGCGGCAAAAAACAGAGCGTCTACTAAGGCGCTTTTTGATTTATCTGCGGCTATGGCTGAAGCAGGTCGTCCGCAATCAGGTCGTCCAATCAATACATTTGGCGCACTAGCCAAGGGTTTATCTGCGGCTCAACAGGGCTATCAAAGCACATTGCAACAGCAAGCCAAAGAAAAGATGGCTATGCAGGAAATGCAGCGTCAACTTGAATCGCAGAAGCGTGCGGCTAATGTGCAAAAGCTAATTGGAGGCGCTTTCCAGCCTGCACAAGCAGGTCAGGCGGCACAACCAGCCCCATACTTGGCTGGAGCGCCTTACGGTAAGGCTACGCCTGAAATACCAGCAATGCCTGCTAGGTTTGATTTACAAGCTATTGCACCACAACTGATGCAGACCGCTGAAGGTCGCGCTGCTTTAAATGACCTGATGAACGCTCAGAAGGCGATGCAAGGTGAGACCATAACTCTAGCGCCTGATGCAACTTTGGTTCGGATGGGTTTGGGTGGACAGCCAGAAGTTTTAGCGACTGGTACTCCAAAGATGTCTGACTTAGAACGTCAATACGCCTTTGCCAAGACTCCGCAAGGTGGTTCATACGCAGGGACGTTTGAACAATTTAAAGCTATTTCCGCACCAAAAACAACTATTAGCATGGGTGGCGACAAAGCGCTCGCGGATACTGTTGGCAAAGACATTGGCTCCATGATGGGTCCAGCAACAGAGCAGGCTAGGGTGGCAATGGAAACTATTACAAACGCGGGCAACATTGAGTCTGCTTTGGATAAAGCCATTACAGGACCAGCCGCAGATGTTAGAACAACTTTGCTACGAGTTGGTCAGTCTTTGGGTGTTGCTGGTAAGGATGCAAACGAGATTCTGGCAAATACTCAGATTTTGGTGCAAGGTCTTGCCAAGGCTGAATTGCAAGCAGCAGAAGCAATGAAGGGTCAGGGTCAGATTACTGAAAACGAACGTGCCATCATCAAGAAAGCATCGGCTGGCACTCAAAATATGACGCCAGCCGAAATCAAGGCTTCTTTGATTGCCATTCGTAAGGTTGCTGAAAACAAGATTAAGCGTCAACAAACGTTGTTGCAGCAATTTAAAAGTCTGCCTAACGTTGAAAAGTACGCTCCATTTTACGAGTTGCCAGCTTACACACCCACAATGGGTGGCTCTACGCAAAACTCACTCCAGCAAATGCTTGATGAAGAAGCTAAAAAACGAGGTCTGTAATTTATGGCTGACTTATCTATATTGACAGATGACGAGTTAAAAGCCATGCGTGGTGGAGACTTCTCAAAAATATCTAACGAGAAGTTGCAAGCGTTACGTCAATCTTTAGCTACGTCTGGCACACCAGAGCAACCGCAAGCCACATTCCCGTCAATTGGCGAATTAACGCCTCCACAGGAAGCAAAAGTAGAGCCACAGCGATTGCGCTCTATGGCTCAAGGATTGTCTCTTGGAACAAGTGATGAAATTGAGGCTTATGTACGCTCAAAGGTTTCGGGCGAAGACTTTGATAGGACAATAAATCAAATTCGTTCAGAGTTGGCTGCTTATCGTGAGGCTGAACCAGCATCCGCTCTTGCTTACGAAGCTGGTGGCTCCATGCTTTTGCCGGGTGGCGCTTTGAAGTTTGCGCTTGGCAAATCTCCAACTTTACTAAGGGTTGCTGGTGCAACCGCTGGTGTTGGCGGTGTTAGCGGTGGGATAACAGCCGCAGCAACTGGTGAGGGCGGTCTTTTAGAGCGTTCTGCTAGGGTTCCTGCTGGTGTGGCATTTGGCGCTGCAACTGGACCATTAGGCTATGCCACTGGAAAAGGTCTTCAGCTTGGCACTAATGCTCTTATTGATATGGCTCGACGTAGGCTTGGCGGTCGTGGCGCAAAGATTGTTGAAAATCAAATTCAAAACATTGCCAAAGAAACAGGCATGAGTGACGATGAGATTTTTAAGTCGATTATGCGTGGCGACATTCTTGCTGAAAACAAGACGATTCAGGATGTTGTTAGAGCGTATGCGCGAGGCGGTGGCGAGGCAAGTGAGATTCTAAAACGTTCATTGACAAAACGCCCAGAGGAGTTGCGTGGCAAAGCGTTAGATGAATTAAATCGAGTATTGTTTCCAGATGCACAAGGCAATGTGCGCCGGGTTGTTGGTCAGGCTGATGAAGCCATGCGTCAACTTGAGGGACAACAATACAAGTCTGCGTTTGGTCGTGGCGGCGTTATAACTCAGGAAACGCTTGGAGCGATTGAGCAGGGCATCAAGCGTTCACCGGGGGCTGGAAAGGCTTTGCAAGAGGCATATCAGGCTCAGACTGGCAAGACACCATTCTTCTCAATTAAAGATGGTGAAGTTGTTTATGACCGCGCCCCAACACTGCAAGATGCCGAGATATTGATGCGTGGCTTGCGTGATTTGGCTGACGAGGCTTTCCGTGGTGGTCGAGGCTCTGCTGGTGAAGGATACAAAGAAGCTGCAAAAATGTTGAGAACAGAAATCAACAAGGCTTCAACTTTATTTGAGCAGGGTGGAGATGTACAGGGTTACGGTGGCGTTTATCGACCAGTTGTAAAAACTGTTGAACAAACACGAAAAGAGGCTGCTAAGTTGCGCTCCTCTCGGGATTCGTTTGATTACGGAAAAACAATCTTTGGTCAAAATGCGGACCAAGTTTCAATTGACTTTGAAAAGGTCACACCAGATAACGTGAAGTATCTGCGTGCTGGTGTCATGGATGCGATTCGCAACAAAATGGCGACTGGCAACAAGTTGACTTTTATGAAGCGATTAAGCGACCCAACAACAAAAGAGGGTCAAATTTTACGGACCATTTATCCTCAAGACGAGTTGGATAAAGTGCTAGACGTTGTTGGTCGTGCCTCACGGTCACAAGAGGCTTCTGGTGCTATCTTGGGCGGTTCTGCTACGGCTCCAACGCAGATGGCGGCAAACCGAATTGGTATGGGTATTTCGTTGCAAGAAATTTCTTCTGCCGCGACTGGAAATCCTTTGGCGATAATTAGCGCGGCGCGTAAAATGCTAAAGAGTGCTTTGCCAGAAGGTTTGACTGATAAGCAACGTGCTGATGTTGCAAAAGTTTTGGTAAGCGAAGACCCTCAGTTGGTTTTAATGGCATTAAGAGATGACAGCGCGTTGGCTGAACTTGCTAAAAAAGCGCAAAGCCTTACATCAAAAGCGCCGACTGGTTTGCTTGGTGTTGGTTCTTTCTTTGGCGGTATGTCTGGCGGCAATCTGTCAACAATGGAGTAAATAAATGGCAAAGACAAAGATTAGCGAATATGACTCAACGCCCGCTAATAATACGGATGTTGCGTCTATCAACATCTCAGAAGGTTGCGCTCCTAGTGGTATCAATAATGCCATTCGTCAAGTCATGTCCCACCTCAAGGACTTCCAGACAGGCGCAGGCGACGACCCGCTTACAGTTGGTGGCAACCTTACCGTAGATGGCACAACAACGCTCACAGGGGCTTTAACGGCTTCTGGTGGGGTATCTGGTGCAGTAACATCCTCTAGCGTTGCAATTACTGGTGGAACCATTGACGGCACTACGGTTGGCGCTTCAACTCCAGCAGCGGTTACGGCTACAAGCCTAACCGTAAACACGGCGGCAACGATTGCCTCTGCTGACATCAACGCTGGTACGATTGATGGCGCTGTAATTGGTGGCGCATCAGCACAAGCTGTTACGGGCACATTGATTACCGCTAACTCAGGCTTTGTCGGAAACTTGACTGGCAACGTTGATGGAAACGTCACAGGCAACGTTACTGGAAACGTAACGGGTAACGTAACAGGCGATTTAACTGGTAACGTTACAGCCTCAAGTGGGTCATCATCATTTAATGATGTGGTGATTAACGGTGGCTTGAACATGAACGCTGGTACATCAGCGACCATTACAAACCTGACTGACCCAACCAACGCACAGGATGCCGCGACAAAGGCTTACGTTGACACATCAATTGCAAACGTCATTGACTCAGCGCCTGCCGCATTGGATACGTTGAATGAGTTAGCCGCTGCCTTGGGTGATGATGCTAACTTCTCCACGACCGTAACTAACTCTATTGCTACCAAACTGCCTTTGGCTGGTGGCACGATGAGTGGTCCTATCGCAATGGGTACAAGCAAGATTACAGGCTTGGGTGACCCAACGGCTAACCAAGATGCCGCTACCAAGGTCTATGTAGACACTCAGGACGCATTAAAACTGTCCCTGACTGGTGGCACTATGTCTGGCGCAATTGCGATGGGCACAAACAAGATTACAGGTGTTGGTGACCCAACTAACGCTCAAGACGTTGTTACAAAGAATTACAGCGACACTCTGTTTGGCTCAACCACGGATGCCGCTACATCAGCCGCCGCCGCCGCAACCTCCGCTAGTAATGCCGCCACAAGCGCAACAAACTCAGCCAACAGCGCAACAGCATCAGCGACCAGCGCAACCAACTCAGGCAATAGCGCAACCGCTGCCGCCGCAAGTGCTGCCGCCGCCGCTACTAGCGCATCAGAAGCCGCAGCAAGCGCAGTAACCGCCGCCTCATACATTCCTGATAACACGGGTCAAGCTGGTAAGTTCCTGAGTACGGATGGCTCTGTTAACTCATGGGAAACTGTTGATGCGCTCCCAGACCAAACTGGCAACAGTGGTAAGTATTTGACGACTGACGGTACAGACCCCTCATGGGCTGTTTTGAACACTGACGGTAATACGACCACAAAAGCCCTCTATGAGATGGCTAATTCCATCAGTGTGGATTACACTATTACCAGTGGAAACAACGCAATGAGTGCTGGACCAATTACGATTAACAGTGGCATATCAGTCACCATTCCTAGCGGTAGTCGCTGGGCTATTG